ACAAGCTGCGTATCCACTGGGATCACAAGCAGATTACTGTAGAAGACGCCGAAGGAGAGGAATCAAGCCAGTGGCAGTGTCAGGAAGCTGTTGTTAAAAAGAACCCTAGCAGAGATGAGATTATTGAATCGGTAATCGCAACACAGTACTCGACCTATGGGGCAGAGATTGCGGCCATTCGTAACGGCGGTGCAGACGCGGAAGCTCACGAAGCCCTACGGCTCAAGGCAAAGGAACTTGCTGATGGTTGGTTTGGTTAAATCACCTTGTGTTAATCTGTGCAAGCTAGATATCAACTTTGTATGCGAGGGTTGCGGGCGCACTATTGAAGAGATACTCAAGTGGTCTGAATACACAGATGAACAAAAACAAGCAGTCCTAGATCGACTGTTCAACAGCAAAAGTTAGCTTGACGGTTTCTCGTGTTTGTGGGATAATGAAGTGTAACCACATTTAGGAGATTCGCATGAAAGATGTCAAAGGCTTTGAAGGCAAATACGCTGTAACAGAAGATGGTCGCGTATGGGCTTATGCTAAAAGAACTCGCAAAGCCAGATGGATGAAACAAACAATAACTAATTCTGGAAAAGGCTATTGCAGAGTAGATTTGTTTGATGGAGCTGGCAAAAGAAAAGGCGCTCTGGTACACAGGCTGGTAGCTGAAGCCTACATACCTAATCCGAATGACTATCCTTTTATTAACCACAAAAACGCTGACACACGAGATAACAGAGTTGAAAATTTGGAGTGGTGTACTCAAGCAATGAATGTAAAACATGCTTGGGACAACGGACTTAGTAAAGTGCCTAGTCTCTCCGGTGAAGATCATCCTATGTCAAAGATAAGCGTAAGCGACGTAAAGGAAATAAAAATGCTATCTAAACAAGGCATGTCTGACATCAACATTGGAAAAACGCTAGGATTTAGCCGTTCATTGGTTAAAGCTATAACAAAAGGCATAACTTGGAAAGGAGTAGTATAGGCATGGAGCCGATAGTAATTGTTAACGGGGTTATGTCAGTAGTTATGGTGCTTTTCGGCTGGCTACTTCGTGTTGGCTACGATAGCATCAAACGATTGCAGTCTGACATGAGTGAACTAGAGCGTCATGCCTCTGAGACCTATGTAAGACGTGATGACTATAGAGATGATATGGCTGAAGTCAAGTCCATGCTACGTCAGATATTTGAAGTGCTGAACGGTAAACAGGATAGATAATATGTGGGCAGGTATTGTATCAGCAGTGGCGGGTATTGCTAAGTCTTGGATTGACAGCAAGAAAGCTAAGTACGAGGCTGAGAAGACCTTTCAGATGAAGATGGCTGAGATGGAAGCAACTTGGGATCTGATTGCTCTCAGGCAAGCACAGTACAGCATCAAGGATGAAATCATCACTATTATCATCTTCTTCCCGCTAGTAGCATGGTGGTTCCCTTCTCTGAGGCCACAGGCGCTTGCGTGGGCCGAGTTTGTCACTACTATGCCATACTGGTACCAGATGGTAATGTTCGGCATTGTAGCGGCCTCTTTTGGGCTTCGCTGGTGGTTTGGCAAGCAAGGCTTTAAAGTAAAGAAAGGTTAAGATAAAAAGTTTTACCTTAAAAAAAAAGGCAGCCCATAATAAGACTGCCTAGCTACCTTAGGACTATACATAGCCCTCGATGATCTTGTATCTTCGGGGGTTCTTTTTTTCTAGCCTATCTAAAACTTCTTGGAACCTTCCTCCTGCTAGTAGCTTGGCGTTATCTACCGCCCTAGTCTTTACCTGTTCTGCATAGCGAGAGTCTAGTAGCTCTACAGCAGCCTCCACCTTGTCATCGTTGTCGATGGCGTGGAGCATCCCTTTGAACTGTAGCAATGTAGGTACACCGAGGTTAAAAGCCATGTCAATCAGCACAGTCTGCTCATCTTGATCACACATAGGAAACATGGCAAGTTTGCCTTCTATCTCTTCTGTGTGCTTTCTGATGTCTCTTATCAGCAGATCCTCAAAGAACATCTCAGCGTTGACAGTGCTTTTGAATTCAACACAACTAAGCAGTTTAAGAACCTCTATAACGTCAAGCGGGTTGTCTTCTAAGTTCCTACCATAGCCTACAGTCCACTTACCTACTGTATCTTTGTAAGGGGATATTCTGTAGCCCTCATGCTTTTTGACACGCTCAATCAGTTTATCAGTAATCACAGGTCAGCGTCCTCCAAATTATCAATCAGCCTGCCTAGATACCAATATGCCTTCTCTAAATCCTCTGTGCCGTTCTTGTACTGCTCGCGCCAAAGGTATTTCAGGCAGTTGCCCTTGAAGTAGCCTCGCATCTCTTCTGGGGTCAGCGCCTCTTCAATAGCCTCGATGCATTCAATGTTTCCAGTGTTATAATGGCTAGGGCTGTTTACATTGTCCCCATCTAGTGCAGCAAGGAAGTCATCAGATAGAGATGCAAAGTCGTACTCTAATTCTTGACTTTCTCTGTTTAACTCGTATTCTAAATCGTCATCTTTCTCGTAGTCATCATAAAGACCGTTAGTCTCTGCCCATTCTGTTATCTCATCAAGAGCCTTCTCTTGCTTTGCTCTATTTTCCGCGTACGAAATCAGAGAAGAACTCAGTTGCGGAAAGTCTTGTTCAATGATAACTCTGGGAATATCATTTTTAAACTGATTTACCACTTGAGTCACCGAAACGCGAGTTCCTTTAAAGACTCTTTCACCAGAAAGGATGTTAGGATTGCACTCAGTCAACATATCACGATCCAACTCAGCAGCCGCCACTTCATTAAGAAGATCAGGGTCAATACCCCGCAGCGGATTAGAAGCCACCGGAGGGCCGCTCTGGTGCGTAATACGCCACACTAGCGGGTCAGTCACAGTCACGCTGTCCTGGTTACTAGGGGCATCGTATGCGCTCTCAAAATCATCCAGCAGCTTGTTTTCCCACATAAAGCTATCGTCTGTGTGCGGGTTACTCATTCCGTTTCTCCTTTGGCTCTTTTGATTACCGACAACGTATACAAATCATCTTTGCAGCGGTCGCAGGCAGGGTGCCCGCAGCCGCATTTGCTTTGCTCGTATTTGTACTCAAGCTCTGCTAGTAAATCAGGCGCTGCGGCGATTAGTCTCACTTGATCGGCAGCGTACAGCCCGCCGACTTCCGCAGATCCCGTTTCCCAAGACACAATCCATTCTTCTGTAAGATCGTCATATTCAATTTCCCACGGCCCGGGCGCGTGGTCAGACATAAGTCAACTCCTTCCAACTAACAGGTGCCAAATCTCGGCACCGGTTGTAGACCATCTCTGCAAGATCACGAATCTCTACCTGTGCATCAGGCTGCATACGCTCATTGCAAAGCCTAGCATACGCATACAGGCTCGCTGTTTCAACCCAGCTAGTCTCTGTGCCCTGCGGAAGAACCATCCTGGCCTGCTCTGGTGCAATGCCTTCTTCAATCATGCGGTTGTACATAGTAGTTGAAAAGTCTACAAGTACTTGATACTCTCCTTCCCAATTGTCACTAGCCCAATGCGCCCCACCGCTACCCTGCTTAATACTGCCCTCTGGCTTATTCCGCCAGTATGTCGGGTGAAACACGCTGGGCTCGTTGCGGATGTATCGACGGCTCTCTTCATTCCTAGCAAACCCTACCGTGTGGCGATACCACTGCCTGGCTACAAAGATAGGGGCAGTGATGCGGAACTGTAGGATGATATGGAAAAAGGGGCTTGTGTGGCCGTGTGAGGCTAGGTACTTAATCAGTCTAGCATCCTTGTCGTCAAACACTCCTTTCTTCTTGGCGAAACTGACCCTTGCTGCGTTCACAGCAGTCAAATCACTCCCCATTGAATCAATCAACTCTGCTTTCATTCTCAGTATCCCCAGATAGTGATTCCGCCAGCAAATTTCCCTAGCAAAAAGTAGATGTTAAAAAGACAATCCCCTCCAAGCTGACAGCCAAAAGCAAAGTTGTTACGATTAGTCTTTTCAAACTCTGCTTTGAAGATGTCTTTACCGTGGCTTTTGGCTCCAAGAATAAACCAGCAAGCCTTAAAATCGAAAAAATCTTCTGAGCCGTATTCTATAAATTTCATAGTCCTAGCAATCCTTTTAGCCCGTGATTAGCAATAGCATTGGTGATAATAGCAAGGCAAGTAAGGATGTGGAGGATGACCCACGCTGTGCGGATCAGAGCCACCACATCTGCCTTGCGGCTATCGGAGTAGGCTTTAGTGCCTATGGCCTTAGCCCATATCTCCCAAGCCGTCTTCACATCATTCCTCTGGGTCTTCATATCCTGTATAAACTACAGAAAGAATCTTTTCTGCTCTTTCCCTATTTCTCGGAAGACCTGTCTCTAAGATTGCCTCAAGAACAGAAATAAGTTCGTTGACGATTTCTTCTTCCATCTCATTCCTCCTTAAGTAACAACACATCCATCAGCACCACAGGCAAGTTCGCCTGTTAGGTCAGTATTATCCTCTGCCTCTTTCACTTGTGTCAAGTCAATAGAAGTTAGGGCTGACTCCATGACCTTGTACTGCTCTTCGTCAATGTCCTCGAACGGTGCCTGCTTGTAAGTGCCGCCCATGTAAGGCAGGACAGAGATGCCGTTGAAGTGGTTACGGTTCTTCCACATCCAATCACCTACCAAGTCCCACTCGTCTTCCTTGACAGATACGGTGACAGAGACGTTGTGGCTGTTCTGCCCATCCCTGTGTCCTGTGCGCACCCACTCACGGTTGAACCGAGACACACGATCTAGCAACTCTAGCGGAGACTCATGCCGTAGGATAGCACCTTCTGGTGCTGCCTGTGGGATCTCAATAACAGCCTGATCGTCAGGTCGAAAGTACTCATCCTCTACCAACTCAGGGTGGTTATCTGCTAAGTAGCCATAGATAGCCTCGTTCTTACCCACCCGCATACGGCGAATGTAGTAGTCATTGTGCCAAGCGTGGATACCGCTGCTTGTTCCTAGCACAAGAGAGCTGGTTCCCGATGGCTTGATCGTAGTGGTACGGGCCGCCTCGTTGATGCCTAGCTTCTTAGCAACCCGAGCATTTTCCTCTAGCACAGCCTGGGTAGCTTGCTCTAGGTCTAGCGACAGCACTGCACCTGAGCCAATGCCTGTCATCCCTACGCCAATCAGTGCGTCCTTCTCTGTCGTCTCCTGCCACACATCACGCAGGTAGTGGAAATCAGTGTAGCCAGCCTGTAGTGTGCCAATAAAAGAAGCAGCCTTAGCCCGCTCGTTCAGGTCTTTCTGGTCTTCTACGTTGCTTACATTCAGCTCGCATAAGTTCAGTTGTGTTCAACGAAGGTCGCTAATCTTCGTCGGGGATATTAGCCAAGACCCATTTAGCAAAATTTCTTAGGTCTGCATTACTAGCAGCGCCTTTCATCGCATTAGCTCTTTGAGATATTACCTGAATGTTATCAGGCGTATATCCACCATCATTACTGATGCGATCAAGAGAAGGTGAGTTATGGTATGCACCGGGCCTTCCAGAGTTGATGTTTATCTCGTACTTAAGAATAGGGCAATGGTCTGGGATAACTATATCATCTAGGGTTATCCTGAACTCTCTACCGTTTTTCCTAGCTCTCTGCTTGGCTCTGTTGTACATTCTAGTTTCTGGTCTGTAAGACTTTACACGGTTGCTGTTGCACTGTTTACAAAGAGTCATACCGCTTGTTTTTTCAAAAATCTTACCACACTGAGTGCATTCTCTGTGCGTATCAGAAACTAACCAACCTTCTCTATTCCTCTCCATTTTGCCTCCAGCAATTTTGTAAACTTCAGGTTACACCCTATTATTACATCTTGCTGGCGTCTTGTCAACCCACCTGCATGTTTCCATGCAGCTCAGACTATATCATCACCCTATTTGGGTGCCGGGCGCTTCGGGCCGCTTGGCCCTACTCCTTTCGGATAGTCGTTGAACCTTCCTCTTTAGAGGCTTGGCTGCTGATTGCCCTCGTCTTTACGTTAGGGGTTCCCAGCAATTCACCCGGTTTTACTTCTGCTAACTATTAACAGAATTGATAAGGGCGCAGTCCAATTTCAGCGCAAGGGTTCGTTCCCCAGTCCTTGTCGTTGCTGAACAGAACACCCGGCTCACCTGATCCTGACGCTTCTACTTTTTCCCATAGGCTATCAAAGTCCTTGCGGCTTACTTTGTGCCGAAGGATGACGGCAGAGTTGTTAGCCCGCCCTCTGTGGGGAGCAGTCTCCCACCAGCTTCCGTGTTTAGCTGCCAGCATCTCTTCATCGTCCATGCTGAACAGAGAGATCAGCGCGGCGCGGCGGATGCCACCAGCAAGCACAGCATCAGCGATGTAGCACATAATGTCATGTACTTGAATAGGCTTGAGCTGTACCCCTCGACCGCCTTCCTCAATGGCTGTATCAAACACTTTCTCAATGTTGTGCAAGCAGTCCTTAAGAGGCTGCGGGCCAGGGGCTTTTCCACCGCTAGTGACTAAGGCTGCGCCTTTTGGTCTAATATCTGAGAAATCAAACACAGGCCGTGGCTTACCGTAGAAGTAAGACTCACAAAGAAACTTAACTGCGTCTGCCCAGCCCTCGATGCTGTCGCCCACAAGAAAACGCTTCTTCTTTTTCAACGGCCCAGAAATGCTCGGCAGTTCACGCACATGGTGACGCTGCACTGAGTACCCTACACCTGTTCCGCCTAGCAGCAGGAACATTGACTCTGCAAAAGACTCAGGTGCATCTACCGGCATAAAGGCGCAGTTGAATATACGGTTAGGGCTGTTCTGGATAGGTTTGCCACCAAACTGCAAAGAACGCATAGAAGGCAGAACCTTCTTAGTCATTACAAAGTTCTTGTAAACATCCTGAATCTCTTTCTTTAGCTTGGGGTACTTGTTAATGTGCATTGCCATGTTGCGCTCAACAAGCTCTTCCCAAGTCTCACGCCGCCCGACCTCGGGGACGTACTTTGCGTATTTAGTAAACGTCACTACGTCAGATAGAATCTGTGCTGACTTAGTTGTGATTGCTTGTTCTGTCATAATTTTTCAAATCCCTTATCTGTGCTAAACCAAATTTCTTTAACTTCTGCTTCCTCTAGTGCAAGCCTACATATAGGGCAAGGGCGGCTGTTTCTAAGGTCGCCTCGCTTATTTATCCGACACACTACCACTGTTTCTATGTCATCTCTTGCCCTAATGAGGGCGGCTATCTCAGCATGAAGACTAACTTTTTCTATCTTTCCTGTCCGCTTGGCGTACTCTGCTTGCATTGGATGAGTTTTTCGAGAGTTGGTAGCCCAACTAACAATCTGTCCTCTCTTGTCCAAACAAATCGCCGCGTGCCTAAACTTAGCCGGACTGTGCTTTGCATAATCAATCACCTTGTCAATATAGTCCTCCCTAAGTTCGTCCATGTCAGTGCTTCTCGCTGCTCAAATACTCATCCAACATAGCTTGTGTAACTAGGACTAGCTCTTGACCTGTAGTGTAGTCCTTATCTGGCTCAAGGTTTTCTTCAAGTGTAGTGTTAAACAACAGTGAACGGTAAGCGCCTAGCCCCGTCTCTGGGTTCTCATAGAACTCAATAGTCCCAGCCAACTCATAGCCCATGGATTCCATGTCTGGGTTAAAATCTACGTCAAACTCCAAGTTCTCGTCAATCTCGTTGCTCATAGGTATTTCTCCTTCAAATAGTTAAGGCTGAGAGGCATACCACAGTAGAACCCGTTGCTTACCTCGTTTTTCATCATAACGCCATCGAATCTAGCATTGCCTTGTGGGCCTAGATAGTCCTCGTCATGCTCGTAGCATGTGCCCCAAACAAGTCCTAACTTGGGACGCCCGAGCGCATCATGGATCATGCCGTGCTGGTATACCTGCTGGTGCCCCTGGCTAAAGCTCTGTCCTACTTTCTGCAATCGGTTCTCAATGTTTCCAGACAAAGGGTTCTTTGTAAGAGATAACGGGTTTACAAAATAGTGACTGTACAAGATACCATCAATTTCTACAATGTCTAAGAAGTTGTGAACTTCCCATCCGTACTCTTTCAGTTTCAAATCATGGTAACCCACCGTGCCTTCTAGCCTTGGATCTTTGTGGACAGCTCTGCTAATCCTGTTCTCATGATTACCAAGACAAAACACAAGGCGCGGGCTGTAGCCCTTCTTTTTGTTAATAGTCCTTCTCTTCTGGTACTTTTTCAGCGGGCCTAGCAGTTGATCCATACCATCAATACCCGCCTGAATGTCCTCGGCGTAGGTCTTGTCATGGAAATAGGCAGAACTGCGATCCTCATAGGATGACAAACTTGCCATGTCCCAATGATCTCCTATATGCACAACCACATCAGGCTTCATGTCTACAATCAAGTTACCGATTGCCCGAAGGTAGGTCTTGTCAGTCTCCGGCTTACAGTGTACGTCTGGGATAAACAAATGTTTTTTAGTTGATCCACTCACTTGGTATTACCTCACCTATAGCATAATCAAAACCGTTTTTCTCGCACCACTCAGAGTAACGCATCTTGTGGTTCTTAGTACACCAGCCATCTCTTTGAAAGAGAAATCTGATGTCTACGTCAGGGTTGCACTCCTGAACTGCAACCATTTTCGTTCTCATCTCACCAGTAAACTTGCCCTTGATCTCTACATGCACGCCATTGTCTAGGACAATATCAGGGGTATATTGGTGACACTTTAGCATCACTTTGCTGCCGCAGTTAGGGCAAAGGCCCTGCTTTACTTCCTTTGTGTAATCTAGTTTATAAGGTTCGTAGCTAAACTTGACTCGTCTGTTACGAAGATTGTTGCAAACTCTCCTTTCTAAGCCAGACCTATACTTAGGCTCAGTCTTCGGGCGAGTCATGACTGTCGTCCCACATATCAGCTAGTGTATCAATAGTTGTCGCTCTCTCATACAAAACTGTTTCAATCTCTTCTTTTAAGTCTTCTAGCAATTTAGTTTCAATATCATCAACTGTTTCATAAACAGTGCATAGATGCTGAATAAGATCTAATAATGTATCTTCGTAGTTCATTCTGGTGGCCTCCATCCTTCGTCGTCACTGCTCTTCATAAGATAAAGCAATTTACAAGTTGTGTGCATCATTTCAGTTGCTTCCTCTTCGCTATAGCCTTGCTTTTCCAAGTTAATCACCCAATGCTTTAGACAAGTGTTGTAATACTCTCTTTCTGTTTCGCAACTTGATAGGATCGAGTCGGCTCGCTTGTTACCTATCCTATGAAGTCCAGGGATATTATCAGCAGTGTCTCCTGTCAAGACTTGGCACCAGTAGTTGCGCATTGCGTCGTCTTCTGTGACGTGGTACAGGCTACCTTCTTTGTTATGCGTAGGCCATCGGTAGTGATGCCCGGGCACAGTATCAAGGTCTTTATCAATAGAGCAAAGCACTAGTTCTTCAGACCAATCCCCGTGTTCCCAATGAGTCCACCCGATTGCTGCTACCTCGTCATCCGCTTCCCACCCCTCTCGGCTAACCTCTGCGTCCCAATTCTCAATCAATCTGTCCCTAACAGTCTGGTAGTGAAAAGGCTTCTCAAAGTCTTTCCTGTTAGCCTTGTAATCTTTTGATATGCCATAGCGGAAGTTCTTAGTAAGATCAGGGACGGTCAACCAAACCTGCGTTTCGTTCACTTCGTCAAAGTAATCCAAGATGTTTTCAATCAAGGCATCACAGTTAGCACTTGCGTCTGATTCCTCTCTAGGAAATGGCTCTACTGTATCTCCTGCGTGAATAGCCGCTTCTCTAGCCTCACTCTTCAGGCTGTACACGTTGCAAAGCCTTCCATCCTCGTCAAAGACAGCCCAATCCTGAGAAGCAAAAGCCGCTGCATACACGATAGAGTCAGCGTCGATTATCAAAGTAGTCATCTATTTCCCTCATAAAATCCTGCTTACCTTTCTTTCTGGATGGGCCTTCGTGCTTTGCACCTTTACGCATCCAGCGATCATCTTCTCGCATCCACTCTGGCTGCTTTCGTGTAGTCTTGCCCATTTTATCTGCTAAATCCAATAAGTTAACTTTATGCGCTATAGCCAATAATGGTGCCCCGAGCAGGACTCGAACCTGCAACCTACGGTTTAGAAGACCGTTGCTCTTTCCAATTGAGCTACCGGGGCTGTTGCACATCAGAACGGAATTTCGTCTTCAAAGTCGCCAGAGTCTTGCTGGTCTTGCTGATTGTTTAGCTCGTTTTCTTCCTGCTTGCGAGTCTCGTCAGCAGTCACCCCATGCTCTGCATAAGGA